GTCACCGTTGCCGTTCCAGCATGGCACGCGAATCTTTCGCCGTTCACTTTGGGACCGTGGGAGTGTGCGGGCATCTCCGAAGCCGTCAGCGCATGGGTAGCCTCGCCGCCGGTGGCGCCGACCGTATAGATATCGCCGGCCGCCAAAAGAAACCGATCTTTAATCTGCGTCCATGTACCGCCGAACAGAGTCGCAGGGCTAGTTGAGTCTGTGCTTTCATAGATGCTGCCAACCGGGTGAGCCAGTAACATGATTTGTGATTTCAGCTGTTCCACATCGATAGTCGCGGCGCTTTGGGCTGCAGCTGTGGCGGATGCAGCTGCATTTGTGGCGTTTGTTTCAGCCGCGGCTGCGGATCCAGCCGCCGATGTCGCTGCGGCTGCCGCCGCTTTGGCATTGCTTTCTGCTGATGCGCCATATTTTAGCGCACCTTCAAGTAGGTCCGCAGGTGGATCATACTGCCCAGATTCGGCCGGGTTGACATAGAGATTTTTGTCTCCGACATATTTTACGATGATGGATCCATCACTGCTGGTGCCTACCAGCGTTATGCTCATGGCGCCCGGCACAGATGTAAAATCCCCCTCAACGATCCAAGGGAGTTTGATATCTGTGCCGGATACATCCACGCTCAGTGTCTTTTGCGCCAGCGTATCATGCGGAGTTGTTGCGCGGATCACCCACGTCAAAGCGGTTTGGTCAATTCCATCCCGGATCTTTGGCAGATGGAAAACCGGGTTATCTGCCAGCTTTTCTCCCTGTCGGATCAGTCCAACAATGGGATCCATCAGCAGCAGCTTCCCGCTGTAATTTATGTCCATAAGCCCTCCTAGTTATCGATCTGCTTCCAACCGCCGAGGCCGTCAGCCCAGATGTAGAAATGTCCCTTAGTTACATTGGCGCTCAATACGATCGTGTTGCCCTCGTTGCCAACGATCTGTTTTGCCGAATCTGCAAGCTTTGCAGTGTCCGCGGCAATTGTTGTGAGCGGCACACCAACGACATACTCGACGATGTAGGTTCCGCTATCTGCGAGGATTCTTACTCTGTCTCCGGCCGCGAATTTTATGGATGCGTTGCAGCGATAGTGCTTTGCAGTCGACTCGCTTGTTCCGTCAAAGATAAGCGATAGACCATCGTCATACACAGCTCCAACGGTAGCGAAATTCTGCACCGCAGGGCTTTTGGGCTGCTCCGCTACGACTGCTTGGTAATTATCCAGCAAGACCGATCACCTGCTTTCCCTTGTGCGTCATCGGCATGGACGGAGATAGCTCTATACTCCAATCTGTTTCTTGGTACACTCCATCGTCTAGCGCGATTATTTCCCACAGTCCATGGCGGGCTGGGCCAGTCATAAAGCTGACCTTATTGCTTGCCAACAGGCTTGCCTCTTTGAGCGCATCTACCGTACCTTGCAAGGTAGCAAGATCTGCCGTGTTGTCCAGTTTGGCAATATCAAGTACGCGGGCACTGGCATTGACCGTGGAAAAAGGACTGCCGGGAGAATCATTGACGGCCGTAGCGCGCATAACCTCAATTTCGCCATTTTGGATGTATCTGACGAAAACGTTGGGGCGATCAAAGTAATCCAGCTCAATGTCTTGAGCCGGGTAAAGTATGCTGTACTCACCTGCACTGTATCGCTTTGTGATACCGCTTATGGATGGAGCCGCGATAGGCGCCACGGCAATGTATCCGTCTGGATCCTCATATAGACTGTGATAGTTGATTTCCGCCAGCAGCGTATTGGCAATTGTGAGACGCGGAGTCCCAGGCTCCCAGTCCTCTCGCACGGTGGCAAGTACCGCCGAGCTATCCTTGATTAGCATGTCGTCTATGCCAGAGTCCACAAGCAGTGATCTGACCGCGTCGGTGTATTTTGTCCCCGCGGCCAGGCTGACGCGCTGCTCTATTTTGCTGCGGCGTGGCAAGTAAGTCAGATCGTATGCGGTGATCTCTACAGTAGATGAGTACTGGTCTCTGTGCACCGTTGCGGTCGTAATGATGTAGCGTCCCAGCGCCCAGCTGACTCCATCTGCCGTAATCGTGACAAGTAACCGGTCACGCAGATAATCGATATTTTGCTCTGGGACTAAAAATGTACCAGTCAGTGTCATCTTGATCTCTGCGCTTGATGTCATATCGATCTTTGGATATCCGACAGCATGCAGCTCCATGAGCGGAGCCCCGTTGCGGATCACCTCAATCTTGGCTTTGCACTCAGTCATAAGACACCGCCTCGCTGTAGTCGCACTCCTGGATTACCATCTCAAGGTCAATACCTCTGGTCCGATATCCAAGAGAGACTGCTGAGAGTACGCCTATGATCAGGTCTCCTCTCCAGTCTTTATACACAACAGTTTTACCTTCGAGAGCCTTGATTGACTCTGCCACGGCTCGTGTCTTGACCATATAGCTGATCTGGTGCTGCGCGTCCTCAAACCCTCCGGAGTACAGCACCGGGAGCTTGCGTCCGGAATAGTGCACGGCGGAAACATCTCTGGATCTGCTTGCCGTATGCACGGGAGGTCCTTCGCGTTTATAAATCAGATACACCCAGCTGATATCATCAATGCTGCTGATCGCCGCATACCGTGGTGCTATGATTGCCACCACCGCGTCGCTATCCGTGTATGCATCGCTCGACGCGACTACTCCGCGCACCACGTAGGTGTGCTTGCCGACGCTAAGATTATCCGTCCAGGCCGAGTCGGTTGTACGTCCTACAGCCACCCCATCTCTCAAAATGATGTAGTAGTCATAAGACCCGGTTGTGGACCAGCTGAGCCCCGCGGCAACATGCTTTTCAGCAACTGCCAGTGTAATCGCGTCTCCTGTCGTATTTGAGATTGTAACTCCGCTGGAACTCCATGCGGACCAGAGCCCAAGCGAGTTGACGACACGCACCTTGACTGTATAGCTGCCATCTGGCAGAGGATACGGTATTTTAACGCTGCGGGCAGATCCCCACACCGTACCTGTATCGTAGTCTCCGATCACGCATTGATAGCCTTGCTGCTCAGTTGACGCCCATGTAACTGTTGGGCGCGGAGTGGACGTGACTGCGGTGATGTTGGGCGCCGTCGGATATGCACGGATAACGATGTATGCAGGATCGCTCCATGCGCTCTCAATCGTTCCGTTCTGTGAGTATACTTTTACTCGCCAATAGCGGTTCCCTGCCGTGAAAGTGCCCGCAGAAAATACATGGTATTGGTTATGCGACGCGACCTTTGTAACGGTATCGGTCCATGTCAGCCCATCAGCTGAGGTCTGTATGGCATAGTGACTTTGCGGAGAGTTTGCCGACTGGGCGTAACTCCACGAAAATGTTATGCTCTTAGTCCCGTCCACAATATCGCTGCGTGGATTTAGATCGGATACGGTTGGAGCGTCATATGCGCTGTCGTACTCAATTACAATGTATGGTTTGGAGGCGGCAATGACGCAATTGTAAAAGTAGCCGTATCCGCCACGGCCCAAATTTTCCAGGAGATAAACAAAAAGGCCGTACTGCATGGCCTTGTGGATGGTGTCGTATCCAGAGACATTAAACTCAAATATCGTCCCATCGTTCATGGGCCCATGTTTTTGAGTCTCTATGACATAAGATGAACTTTGAGATAGAGCGTAGGCGTCTGAGCCACTCGTGGCCGCATTAACTTGACTCAGAAATCCATTGAGCACGATGCTTTGCGCATCCATATATCTCGGTGCCTTAAGCACCAGCTTTGCACTTTTGATGACTGAGCCAACAAGCACACTTACATCCTGATCTCCAAACAATATCGCTGCCTGTTTTTTGTCTGCGTATCCAGTGTCGTATCCATAGGTCTCGTAAGTGTCGCCAACGGTTTTGCTTCCGTCTTTTCCGAAAGTAAACGTTGACGTTGCGTATAAGGTCAAAGTGCTGCTCAACCGCTCACCCCCTGACGCATGGATTTCCGTTCATTCTTCAAACGCTGCTCAATCTGCTGATATGTGGAGATATCGTCCACCCGGAAAATATACTGCCGGTTGTCGATATAGCTGCTTCCGGTTTGCGGCTGTTGTCCGTTTGGATAAATGCGGCTCCCGCGGGGCAAGCTCACAATCTCAGGCCCCTCCTCGCCGACAACAGTCTCACCACCGGTCCAGTATCGCGATCCCCGCGCATTGCGGGCATATTCCTGCGATACTGTCGAGGTTGTCGATTTAACAGAGTTGACGGCGCCCGTAACGCTGGATGTGATCTGCCTAACCTGATCTCCCTTATTGGACAAAGCCGCGATCAATGCGAGCACAACGATGATTGCTGCCGCGACGCCCATGATAATGGCGGTTGTCTTGAGCATCTGAGCATTTGCCGGGTCGAGGAAGCTCTTGATCGTACCAGCCGTACTGGTTACGTCCTTTATCGCCTTAATGACAAGTAGCACTGTTGCAATGGTTGTGGTGAGCACGATAATGGTCTGCAGCACAGGCACTGGGATTTTCCCAACAGTCTCGAAAAGCGCCGTCAACATGGGCAGCAGCGCAAGGGCCAGGCTGTTTTTCAGCGCGTCGCCCTGTTTTTCCATGCGCTGCATGGCATCGTCCAGCTGACCAAACTGCTGCAGCGTATCGTTGCTCATGACATAGCCGACATTATGCGCCTCGACTCCCAGCTCCTTGAGCTTGCTGCTTCCCGCCTCAATGAGCGGATTGAGCTCTCGCGCCGATTTTCCAAAGATGCTCATGGCCAGGCTGTCGCGTTCGGTCTCGTTTTTGACTTTACCCAGCGCATCAATCGTCTGATAAAACACAGTGTTTGCATCTTTGAGCTGTCCATTTCCGGACGCAACTTTGATGTGCAGCTCTTTATAAGCGGCCGCCGCATCTCCAGTGCCCTTTGCGGCCTGCCCCATGGTGCGGATCATCTTGGTGAGGCTGCCCTGCATTGTCTCAGATGAGACATCGACGAGCTCCGATGCATACTCATACTCCTGCAGCGCGTCGGTGGACAAACCGGTTGTAGATGATAGCGTCAAGAGCTTGTCAGCTGTTTCGGCGGTGGAGATCGTCATCTTACCCAAACCAACTGCAATTGATGCAATTACACCAAGCGCAGCGGCGCCGGATGCGGAGACTCCGTCCAGCTTGCTGATCATGTTTTGCATGCCGGCCGGAAGTTGCACGCCCAGCGCACTGGTCAGGCCGTTTGCGACATCTGCCATTGACACCATGCTCTTGTTGGACTTTTTCAGCGCGCCATCATATCCGTCGAGCTGATTCTGCATCCGAGCTAATTCAGTCTGCGCTTTGTTGAGACTGGTCTGATACCCAAGCGTGGCCGCGCTGCTGGCGCCGGTAGCTTCCGTTGATGACTTTACTTTGGCTGACAGCAGGTCCACTTTTGCACGCTGGTTTTCCATCGCCGCGCGCAGCGCATCGCTTTTCGCTCGCAGCGCATCCTCGCTTTGGCCGGCGGAATCATATTGTTCCGAGAGGAGCCCCATGGCGGAGTAATTAACCTTGAGTTTGGCGGTGATCTCATCCAGGCTCTTTTTGTAAGCCGCGTCTCCCTCTGTCTCGAATCGTGTGGTAACTGGATCCGGCATTAAAACTGCACCCCCTCGTCATCCTGAGTAGGATCTTTGATCCCGTTGTAATCGCACCAAAGCTCAAACTGTTCAATGATTTCTGCGGTGCGCATAAATCTGTAATCTGTGCGGCTATAGCCAAGTAATGTGCACGCATAAAACTGCAGCCGGGCAAAATCCGCAGGGACTACAGCGATTTCGTCATCGCTTTCGCCGCCTCCAAGATCTGCCCGGCTGTCAAGTTTTTTTCGCCACCTCGGCATTCCGCGAACTCCTCGGCGACGGCCTGCATTGTCTCGTCGCTGTTGAGATCGTCAAGCGTGGCGATCATGCCGATTTTACGCTCATCAAGCGGATAGCCTGGCACGTCAGCAGAAATATCGCGCTGATTGATTATCCGCTCATAGTCCACGGCCTCGTTGATCATCAGCGCAAACTGCAGCATGGCGTTTCCCGTGTCTGCAAGATATGCCTTGGCTGCCATGCGGCGTTTGCGATCGACCAGCTGCGCACGTTTAGCCGTGTTAAGGTCTTTTTCGTCTGCCTCTTCCTGGGCAGCTTCCTCTGCGGCAAACAGCGCCGCATTGTATCGATTCGTGATGATCTTGTCTACGTTGCAGGTGGCCAGGATTGGATATTCACGGCCGCCGAGTTTGATTTTTCTCATTCTGGCCACCTCTCACTCAAACCGTGGCGATATTGAGAAACGTCTTTGCGGCGGCAAGCGCAGCCTCGAACGTGGTAAAGTCCTGCTTGTCGCGCATCTTGCCTTGGGCGTTGGGATACAGAGTCGCGGTGAGAGAATGATTTTTGAAAGACGACGTCTTTTCCTTGGTTTGCATCGTATCGTCCGCCGGACCGAATTTGACCTTGTAGTACATCAGGAGACGCCAGTAGTTTGTCATAGCGCCTTTAGTTGCACCACGCCTCCCGAGACCGATGGCTGCATAGCGCACAAACGGTGCCGTGTCAGATGCGGATTCGGTCATCAGGTCTTTTGTGCTGTCATAAGTAT